GGACTTCCGCAGCTTCCTGATCGCGCACGGGTGGCGGCCCCCGGAGTAGTTTTCAAGCGACCGTGAACTCCCTACACTGGTACTGAGCACCCGTGGCCTGACGTAACTGCGTCCGGAGCCGGCAAGCGACCGATCACCATCTGAAAGGGTGACGTCTCGTGAGCCGTATCCATGGCCGCAATGGCATGGTCTACCTGGCACCGTCGCCTCCGGGCGGCGCTAGCCCTAACGCGTCCCCCATGGCCTTCGTCAGCGACTGGACCATCAACTTCACCGTGGCGAAGGTTGACGTCACCGCGCTCGGTGACTCCAACCTCGTGTGGGTGTCCGGCCTGCCAGACGCGTCCGGTGACTTCTCGGGCTTTTACGACACCGCCACGCAGCAGACCTACGCTGCCGCGATCGACGGCCAGCCCCGCGCCATGTACCTCTACCCGTCGCTGCTGGGCGTCCAGGGGATCAACCCCGGCCAGTATTTCTTCGGCCAGATCCTCCCGGACTTCAGCTCCTCGGGCGGCGTGGCCGCTGCGGTGACGTTCAAGAGCACGTGGAACGCCGCGTCGCAGGTCCAGCGCTACCCGGCTGCCGGCATCGCCGGTACCTGATCGTAGTGGGAGCCGCCTTGCCCGCCGGCAAGACGGCTCTCCGTATCCGTTGCCATTCCCGTGGACCTGCGGACGAGGCCCATCCTATACGGGAACCGGAGTACCGCAATGCCCCCAGCACGCAACCCCCGCCGGCAGACCGCCGACACCAAGGCGGCGAGCCTTCAGGTCCGCACGGCCGACCAGGCTGCCCGCGTCGCGAAGGACGATCGCGCCGAGGACAAGGGCGACGCCGTCACGGTCGCGCTTGAAGGCCAGGAGTTCACTCTCGCCCAGGACGTCGGCATCATGCCCCTGATGGAGTGGGCGGCGGCCTCCGACGTGGACGTGGCTTCCGCGAGCGGCCTGCGTGCCGTCTACTACGTGCTCCAGGACGTCGTGGACGCGGATGAGTGGGCGGAGTTCCGGCGCTACGCCCGGGAGAAGAAGATCTCGGCGGAGAAGCTGCTGGACTTCGCGAACTCGGCCCTGGAGGCGCTCGCGGGCCGCCCTACCGAGGGGTCAAGTGGCTCCTCCGATGGCTCCTGACCCAGTTCGCTTACGTTGACGGCGAGGCTCACGCCACGGGCAGCGGCAAGCAGATAGCCGAGATGACGCCCCGTGAGGGATGCAACGTCGCTTACTTCCACATCATCCGGGAGATGCGCGAAGAGGACCGTGCGGCGCGCATGGCCGGGCACAATTTCGACGCGCCCCTCCAGGACCGCATTACGCGCTTCGAGGAGAAGATCGGGCTGCGGCCGGACCACGAAGAGCTGGCGCTGTGGATGCACAAGAACGTGCTCCTTCCCGCACTGGGCCGCAAGTGGGAAGATGAAGAGGTGGCAGCGGACCTGCCCGCAGGCGTCGGCGAAGAGCACCGCTGGCGGTTCGAGGATCAGGAAGTTGACGGGCTGGACAGCTTCAAGGGCAATCCCTGGGAGCTGAAGGAAATGAGCAAGATCCGGGCAATGCGCAACGAGGCTGAGACCGCAGAAGAGGTACGCGATACCCTGTGAGGCGATGTAACAGTGGCAAGGCTGGCTGGCGGTATCGAATGTGATGACGTCGCCCTGGAGGACATGTTCAACAACCCGGACGGCCTCGTCGGCGACTGGCTCAAGGGCAAGGTCGCCGAGATGACGGCTATCGCCACGGCCGGCGCGCCTCTTCAGCAGCCGAAGAACTGGTCATGGGGCGCGGACTCCTCGTCCTACATGCCCCGCTCGCTGGGGTACCTGAAAGGCGGGGTCCGGCCGCACTTCCCGGCCTATACCCGGTTCGGCAGCCTCTACGGCGGGGTCAACGCCCCGTACGGCCCGACGCTGTTCCTGGAGAAGCCCGCCCGCCAGCTCCACCACTCCTATCCTTTCCTGTCCGCTGCCCTGTACGCTGCTGTCATAGACTGAATGCGGAGGTAACACGTGACCAGGCTGATCGGGGACGCCTATATCGCACTCCTGCCGGATGCGTCCTTGTTCCGGTCAGACGCCGACGCTAAACTGCGCGCCGCTATCAGCGGAATGAAGGCCCAGATTCCGATCACGGGCGACCCCCGGGATATCAACGCGAAGATATCCGCAATCGCCGCCGCGCTGAAGGGCCTTGACGGGAACATCCGCGTCGGAATGGACAACCGCGAGGCGCTGACCGATTCCGCGCAGGTGGCTGCCGCCCTGGAAGCGCTGCGTGCCCGCGCCGAGAACATCCCGGTGTCCCTGGACAACGCCAAAGGTCTCGCAGAGCTTTACACCCTGCTTGCCGGAGCAGATACTCTCGGTGAGAAGCTGGAAAACCTCGAAGCCAACATGAGCATCGAGCAGATTCTCGCCCAGTACTACAAGCTCGAAGCGAAGACTGACGAGCTGGAATCGCGGATGTCCCATATTACCGGCGATATCGACATGGGGCTTTCGGCCGAGAAGCTGGCTATTCTCATCGGGGACGCTGATCAGCTCCGCGCGATCCTCAGCGACATGCGGGCAAATACCACTGATGCCGGTTTCCTGGCTAAGATCGCCACTATGCAGGGGGCGGTAATGGGGGTCGCCAGGCAACTGCGCCACATGCCTGCTGACGCGGACACGCTGCCGATTGAGGCTTCCCTGTTCAAGATCCGGGCGCAGGTCGAGGCGATCGACAGGTCCCTGAGCACCATGGGCGGCGCGGACGAGGGGACTTTCGCCAACCTGGGCAAGATAGGCGGCAGCAGCTTCGCTAACCTGGGCAAGATCGCCGGGGACAACGCCGATGCCATCCGGCGCATGGATCAGGCTCTGCGGGACCTGAATCCCTCCGCCGGGGCGGCCGGAATGGCGCTCGCGTTCCTGGGCAAGCAGAACAGCATGATCGTCGCCAGTAACGCGGGCGGCTGGTGGGGTGCGGCGACTACCAAGATCCGGCTGTTCGGCGGAGCCCTGGACAGCGTGCTCCCGCATTTCCTGACATCCGTCAGCGTGTGGCACCTGGCGGCGGACCTGATCCTGGAATTCGCGGCGGCGTGGGGGCCGGCCCTTATCGCGGTCGGCACGTTCGCCGCTTACCCGTACCCGGTTGCCGAGAAGATCATCGGCCAGTGGAAAAATATCAACACTGTTATCGACAGCGTCGGCGGGCACCTCACTGACCTCGGCGGCAGTTTCGATACGATTCAGCGGGCCATCGAGCCGTCCATCATGATCGCGTTCGGCGAGTACATGTCCGTCATCGGGCACAACGCCCAGGGGCTGGGCAGCGCTCTCGCCGATGTCGGCAAGGTAGTGGACGTCTGGGGCGCGGCCATGGTGGGGTGGGCGGCCAAGGCGCAGACAGGCTTCGACAGCATCGTCAGGGTCGGTGCCAAGGACTTCGCCCAGATCGGATACGGGTTCGAGCAGTTCTTCCGTATCATTTCCTCCCTGATTAAAGACCTTCCGGGTTACGTGCATATCCTGCTGACACTCGGCGACGCATTCCTGACGGTAACGGCGAACGTAGTCCAGGCTATGGCTCCTGTCATCAAGCTCGGCCTGGCTATTCACGGCGCAATGCTGTACATCGGCCTGGCCGTCACCGGAATTGTCGCCCTTACCCGTGCCATGGCCGCCGGGGCTATCGCGCGGTACACGGGCCTGATGGGCACGGCCCTGACGGATGCGGGCACTGCGGCCGAAGAGGGCAAGGGGAAGTTCAACGCGTTCGGCAACGCCATCGGCGGATTCGCCGGAATACTGGCCGCAGGTTCCGTCAAGACATTCCAGTATGTCAAGAGCGTCGTCTCGGTAGGCAGGGAATCGGGCATCGCCTCGTCTGGTGCCAAGCTCCTCAAGGACGGCCTGGCCCTGATTCCCTTCGGGGGTGTCGGCCTGGCTGCCGCCGGGGTGGCTGCGGTAATCGGTACCCTCCTGTACTTCGCGCTGCGGCACGGCGCGGATGCGGCCGACCAGTTTGGCAAGTCCATGCAGAACCTGATCGCCTCTTCCAGCATCATCAATTTCCAGCGGAACATCCAGACGGCTGTCACCCAGACCACGGGGAAGATCCGCCAGCAGGCGCAGGCAGTGCAGAGCCTCATGGGCCGGCCGCAGTCGGGCGCTAAGTTCGCGAACAGCCTCACGAACATCGCGACGACCGGCGCGCAGAGCGAGCTTGCCAAGTATCAGCAGCAGCTCGCCGGCATCATCGGCGAGACGTCCACGTACTACACGCGCATGCAGACCCTGTCCGGGGTGTTCGGCAGCGTGGCCGGCGCGCAGAGCGCCATGAACCTCGCGGGCATATCCGCCGGGAAGATCTCCACCGAGAACAACGGCACCTGGCAGACGACGCTGACCGAGCTGAAGGGGCTGGCCGCCGGTTACGGCTACATGGGGCAGTACACCGGCCAGGCCGCCAACCAGCTCGCGACACTGAACATCGCCTCGGGTACCACCACCAAGAACCTCCAGGCTCTCACGCAGGCCGAGAGCGCCTGGGTCAGCATGATCTCCGGCGGCGACAACGCGTTCAGCAATTTCGAGCAGGGCCAGGGAACCCTGAAGAACACGATGGGCAGCAGTGCCAAGTCGGTGCAGACGCTGAACTTCACCCTGGGGCATCTCCAGGAGAAAATACCCGCGTACGGCGCTACGATGAACGGCCTGAGCGCGTCCTCTCTCGCTGTCCGGCAGGCATTCGACTCCCAGCTCGGCGCGGGCACCACCCTGTACGGTAATCTCCAGACCCTGGCTG